TGATGCAGTTTTGGGAGAGGCCATTACAGGCTCTGCCACCGTAGATTTTGCAACGGACGCAGATGTAACAATTACATTAACAGACTCTGCAACAACCCAAGCGGCCAGAAATTTACGTTTAAACATTACAGAAAGCTCTACGGGCATTGGTTCTGTACGTAATTTAATACTTGGTTCTGGTTGCCAGATTGAGAAGTTTTACCTTATCAATAACACCGGCACTGGAGCCAAAACAATTAAGAACACTTCAGGCACAGGCATATCTGTCCCTGCGGGCAAGGCCACATTGGTTTACAACAATGGCACAAACGTTGTTGATGCGGCTTCGTACTTCACTTCTTTGACTTTGGGTTCTGCGCTCCCGGCTGCTTCTGGCGGTACAGGCATCACATCTCTTGGCACTGGCGTAGCTACTGCACTTGGGATAAATACAGGTTCTTCCGGGGCGTTTGTCGTTAACGGCGGTGCATTGGGTACACCCTCTAGCGGCACAGCCACTAACTTGACAGGCACTGCTTCGGGCTTAACCGCTGGTAACGTAACTACTAACGCCAACTTGACGGGTATGGTTACTTCCGTTGGTAACGCGACTACAGTTGTTACAAACGCTAACCTTACTGGGGGCGTAACTTCCGTCGGTAATGCAGCCACCGTAGTAACTAACGCCAACTTAACCGGAGATGTAACTTCAGTTGGAAACGCAACAAGTATTGCCGCAGGGGTGATTGTCAATGCAGACATCAACGCTTCTGCTGGTATTGTGGACACCAAGCTGGCAACAATTTCCACGGCGTTAAAAGTCAGCAACTCAGCAACTACAGCAACCAATGCAAATACCGCGTCCGCAATCGTTGCGCGTGATGGCTCGGGTAACTTTTCTGCTGGGACAATTACAGCTTCTTTAACAGGTAACGCATCGGGTTCAGCAGCCACGTTTACCAGCACGTCACAGAACTCTCAATTCAATTCAGTTGGTGTGGGCACAGCCGGTTCCGGTACAGCGGGCGAAATTCGCGCAACCAACAACGTCACAGCGTTTTACTCAGACGAACGTTTAAAAACTAAAGTTGGCAATATTGAAAACGCGCTTGATAAGGTATGTCAGATTGAGACGATGCTTTACCATGCTAACGAAGTTGCCGTAGCTCTTGGGTATGATGCTTCTATACAAGAAGTCGGTGTAACCGCGCAGTCAGTTCAAAAAGTACAGCCAGAAATTGTAGTACCCGCCCCAATTGATGATAGGTATTTAACTGTACGATATGAGAAGTTAGTTCCGTTGCTGATTGAAGCTATTAAAGAGCTAAGAGAAGAAGTCCGAGAAATCAAAAAGGTGATTGAAAAATGAGCACCTATTTCCCAGACCTTCGGATCGAACTCATCACGACCGGCGACCAAGCCGGTACATGGGGCACACCGTAAGGAGAACACATGACGCTACCAGCATCAGGCCCTATTTCTTTTAACGCTATTAACGTTGAGTTGGGTGTTTCTGGAACAACTCAAGCCTCTTTGGGGCAGGCGTCGTACCGCGCACTGGCGGGCGTTGCTTCCGGTCAAATTTCGCTGAGTAATTTTTACGGCAAGTCAAACTCACTGACCGTGGACTTCACAGTTTTGGCGGGGGGTGCGGGAGGCGCCCCCCTCGGCGGCGGCGGCGGTGCTGGCGGAATGCGCTTCATTTCTGGAAACGTCTTGGCCTCAGGAACCTACGGGGTTGTCGTTGGAGGAGGCGGGCCTTCGGCGACCAACGGGTCTGACTCTTCGTTCAACGGAACCACCACAACCGGCGGAGGCCGAGGCGGTAACACTAACGCGGCCTCTACGGCCCCCGGATCGCCGGGAAGTCCCGGTGGTTCTGGAGGTGGGGGCTCCACTTACTTGGGGGCTGCACGAGGCGGCGGAGCAGGGACTGCTGGGCAAGGAAGTGCAGGTGGTGCATCGGGCCCATTTCAGTACGGAAGTAAGACTCAGTACGCCTATGGTGGAGGCGGAGGAGGTGGCGTAGCAGCCGCAGGTACTGACGGAACTCGCCCATCCAATTATTTCTTTGTTGGGGGCTCGGGCGGCAACGGCAGTTCTGACACAATTACAGGAACAGTGCGCGGTGGTGGTGGTGGTGGCGCAGCAGTTTATACGGCCAGCGGCGGGGGATTTACCGCCGGTCCCGGTGGTTCTGGAGGAGGAGGAGGGGGAGCCGTCAACGTAGCGGGTACGGCGAACTTCGGTGCAGGCGGGGCAACGGGCTCGGGGCTGGGTGGCTCTGGAATCGTAATTATTCGTTATGCCGGGGCTTCTGCAAGAGCTACGGGTGGGACGATCACCATTTCTGGGGGGTATGTAATCCATACCTTCACAAGTTCCGGCAACTTTGTATTCTAAGGACACAATGGCACATTTCGCACAACTTGATGAAGACAACATGGTTATCCAAGTAGTGGTCGTGGGTAATGACGTGCTTGGTGACTTGGACTTCCCCGAAAGTGAAGCTGCTGGAGCGGCGTTTCTTGAAACCGTTATTCCGGGCAAGCGTTGGGCGCAAACTTCTTACAACGCAAATTTCCGTAGAAAGTATGCTGGGATTGGGTTCAAGTTCTACCCAGAACTTGGTACTTCACATGGGGCTTTTTGCCCGCCAAAAGAATACCCGTCGTTTGTGTTTGACGCAAATATTTGTGAGTGGGTTGCCCCCGTTGAAAAACCAAGTACCCCCGGAAGTTTCCTTTGGGATGAGCGTTCCCAGCAGTGGGTGCGGTTCCAAGTTTCGGTAACCATCATTGGAGAGTGATTATGGATTTAAGAGTAGCGGAAAACGCGCCTGTTGCGGCTTTGAGCTGCGTGTCAAATGTGTTTATAAAGCAGATGCACTTTACAAAAGCCGGGGATGTTGAGCAGGGTCATGCACATTGTTTTGACCATGTCACCTTGCTGGCTTCGGGCCGCATCAGATTGACGGCGCTCGGGGCATCCACTGATTTCACTGCGCCTCACCACATCTTCATCAAGGCCGGAGTTGTACACGAGCTTGAAGCGCTTGAAGACAACACCGTGGTTCACTGCATTCACGCCATTCGTGACGGAGGCCGAGTGGAAGACATCATTGACCCAGCTACGCTGCAAAAATACATGGATGACCCTCATAATAGCGATTTGCAATTCTACCCGTATACAGAAGATGCGCGGGATCTGTTGCTTACTAACGGCAGCACCTCTGCCGCTTAGTAGTCGGTTTTTGTGAACATGTTTGCCAAAAAAGTAAGTGCTTGCAGAGTTGGCGGCGGCGAATGTAGCGTTTAAATAAATGAAATGGTTTTGGTTACTGCTCATTAGTTTGGTTTTTTGGGCAGGCGCTAAGTCCCCATGCACAGTTTCGGATTTTTATGGGCTGAGTTGGCTGGGTGATCCCACCTTGCGCCACATGGAGTTATCTAGGTGGCTGACGACAAACGGCGATAATTGTTCAACGGCTCAGTTGCTGGCTATTTGGAATAACTTGCCCATGTGGGCGGGTACGGCAGACAGCGCAGAGCTTCGTGGAAAACTCTTGTATTATTTTGCAAGGGCGGCGGAGAGGGAAAGGAAATGATTCAGTTGCACAAGTGGTATCCGTTTGTGCATCCCAGCCCCTACGATGCACGAGCCATAGCCCACGAGAAAAGAGCCGAGAAACTTGAGTATGAATACAAGCTGGCGTTAGAAGCCACCAAAATAGAGAAAGCAGTTGACGCACTTGAGATTGAGTTGTACAACAAACGGGCGCGACAAAACACAATTGAGTTGGAAATATTTAACAGCACAAAACATTTTGATAGATACGCATAATGGTTACAGCTAAGAAACCCCCAGCCAAGGCTCCCGCTAAGGTTGCACCTGTTAAACGCAGGATTACCAAGCCAAAGGTGGAAGCAGTAGCTACCCCTGCACCTAAACCAACAGAAGCACCAAAGACCGATGTCATTGGTCGCGTCACAGACTTAATTAAGTGGGTGGACAGCCCGTTTAAACTGCTCACAGTTATTCTTCTCAGCTTCTTAGCCTTTGCTGGCTATTTTGCTTGGGACAGCCGTCAGGTCATCCTTCAGGCTATTCAGAATCAAGACCATATGCCGCAGCTTGTGAAGCAGGAGGACTTGATTGAGCCTGCTAAGAGCTTAATGAAGGATGTGGACGGCTTAGTTGTGCTGGTGCACAAAGCCAACCTTACAATCAATTCACGCACCACGGTACTGGCCATCAATGCTGACGGCTCACGGGAAAAGAAGATTGAAGGCACAGTTACCTCGTTGTTTAACGCAAGCGCAGACCGAAATGCAGCAATGGTGGCCATGCTGAACAATGAAGTTCTTTGTGAAGAATTCAATCCTTCGTCTAAAGTGGGGGAGTGGGGCGTTAAACAAGGTGTGAAGTTTATGTGCCGTGGCTCAATCCCACCTGACCCCGGTAAGTTTGCAGGGTATATTGCTATTGGGTTTAAAGACAAGCCTGAAGACATCAGCGCTTTAAAGACCCGCATTAATTTGGCTTCAACCGATATGTCTGACGAATAAGGAAAACAAATGCTTACTCTATTATCAACCTTACTTTCTTTCCTAATGGGCGGTCTGCCAAAGATACTCGACTTCTTACAAGATCGTCAGGACAAAAAGCACGAACTTGAGTTGGCTCAGATGCAAATACAACGCGAGTTGGAGATGCGTAAATTGGGCTTTGAAGCTCAAGAACGGGTGGAGCATATCCATACCCAACAATTAGAAATAGAGACGAAGTCGGCGGAGAAGCAGTCATTGGTTCAAGCTCAACAAGCTGAGATGCAAGCCATTTATGCCCACGACACAAGTTTAAACGAAGGCACTAGCGAGTGGATGAAAAACCTTCGCGCTTCTGTTCGTCCCGTTATCACATACGGATTTTTCTTTCTGTTGTTGTTTATTGACATCGGCTTATTTGCCTATGGTTGGAACAACGGCGTACCGTTTACTGAGCTGGCCGAGATGCTGTGGGATTCTGACACCCAAGCGTTGTTTGCATCAATCATTGCTTTCCACTTTGGTGGTCGGGCGTTTGGCAAATGAACATCTCAGCCAAGTGCCTTTACATGATCCGTCATCACGAGGGCGTGAGGCAGAATCCGTATAAATGCCCTGCAAAGTTGTGGACGATTGGCGTTGGGCATGTAATGTTTCCAGAGCAGGGTAAACTTAAGATAGACCAGCGCGACGCCTTTGTGCCCCCGCCAGAGGCCATGCGTAAACACTCAATGGAGGAAGTAGATGCAATACTTAGGGCAGACCTTGCTCGCTTTGAGAAAGGCGTGGCTACTTATTGTCCTGTGCCTCTTAATCAAGGACAGTTTGACGCACTGGTTTCATTTTCTTTCAATGTAGGGCTGGGTACTCTTCAGCGTTCAACCCTGCGTCAAAAGGTGCTTCGTGGTGATATGGCCGGTGCAGCAGAAGAACTCTTGAAGTATTGCATGGCGGGGGGTAAAATTCTCAAAGGGCTACAGAATCGTCGCATTGACGAACGGGCCGTGTTTCTTTCCTAGGATTGCCCATGCCATTACAAAAAATCCTGTTCAAGCCGGGCGTGAATAAAGAGAACACGCGATACACCACGGAAGGCGGTTGGTACGAAGCCGACAAGGTTCGCTTTCGTCAGGGTAATCCCGAAGTAATTGGCGGTTGGGAACGCATTTCTACCAATACTTTTTTAGGTGTATGCCGGTCTTTGTGGAACTGGGTCTTACTTAATAGTAAAAACATCATTGGTGTTGGTACAAACCTTAAGTTTTATTTAGAAAACGGCGGCGCTTATTACGACATCACACCCCTCCGGGTTACTAGCACAATTAATAACAACCCTTTTGTAGCTACAAACGGTTCTGCTGTTATCACAGTTACTGACACTTCTCACGGTGCTAATACAAATGATTTTGTAACTTTTAGTGGTGCAACTGGTTTGGGCGGCAATATAACGGCGGCTGTTCTTAACGCAAACTATCAAATTTTAAACGTTGTTGACGCTAACACTTATACATTTACGGCTACGGCTACAGCCAACGCAACGGATGCTACTGCAGCCGGAGGAGGCAATTCGGTTGTTGCAGCTTATGAAATAAATGTTGGCCCAGAAATTCAACAAGTATTAACAGGCTGGGGTGCGGGTGCGTGGGGTCTTGGTACTTGGGGTAATGGCGCTCCTGTTGCTACAGTCTTTGGTGCTTTACGTTTGTGGAGCCAGCAAAACTTTGGTGAAGATTTAGTATTTAATCCTCGCGGTGGGGGTTTGTATTATTGGGAGGCACCTACATTAACAACCCGTGGTGTGCTTCTTAACTCTCTTGGCGGCACGGTAACCTTTACTAACGCTTCACCTACCCTTGTAACCTCAACTGTTGTATACACGGAGGGCGCGGCTTTGCAGTTTTCTGGCGGTTCTTTGCCAATAGGCGTGTCTGCGGCTACTACGTACTATGTGTTTGAGGTAAACGGCTTAACATTTAAATTGCTTGATGGCACTGGCGCAGTAGTCAATACGGCTAGTTCAGGCACAGGCTCTGTGTCTTTAATTGTGGACGTGCCAACAACACTAAACAGTTTAATTGTTTCAGACACCTCTCGTTTTATTTTAACATTTGGCGTAAATGATTACGGCAGTGCAACATTAGATCCAATGTTAATCCGTTGGTGCGGGCAAGAGGATCCTTTTAATTGGACACCCACCGCTACCAACCAAGCGGGAAGTTTGCGTTTATCCAATGGCTCTGAAATTATTACCACAGCACAGACGCGGCAAGAGATTGTTGTGTTTACCGATTCAGCTTTGTATTCTTTGCAGTATCTAGGTCCTCCTTTTGTTTGGGGATCTCAGCTTCTTGGTGATGGCATTTCTATTTATGGGCCCAATGCGGTAGCTGTAGCCTCCGGTGTTGTGTACTGGATGGGGATAGATAAGTTTTACACTTATGACGGCCGTGTGCAAACACTCAACTGTGATCTGCGTCGGTTTATTTTTACAGACATTAATAAAGAGCAAAATCTGCAAGTCTTTGCTGGGGTCAATGAAGGTTTTAATGAGATATGGTGGTTCTATTGTTCAAAAAACAGCACAGCTGTTGACCGCTACGTCATCTATAACTATGTAGAAAAAATCTGGTATTACGGCACGATGGCACGGTCAGCGTGGCTTGATTCAGGTCTGCGTGACTATCCTTTGGCTGCAACATACACACGTAATATTGTTGAGCATGAGAACGGTTTAAATGATAATGAAACAGCTACAAGCCTTGCACTTAATGCTTACATTTCTTCCTCGGAACTGGACATAGGTGATGGGCACAATTTTGCATTTGTGTGGCGCGTGTTGCCTGATCTGACGTTTGGAGATTCTACAAATTCCCCTGCAGGTGCTGTTCCTGCGGTTACCATGACTTTGTTTGGATTGTCCAACTCTGGTTCGGGCACTACCAGCAACGCGTCAGCTTCTGTCCTCAAGGGCAGTACCTACGTTATAACCGAAGAGTTTACGGGTCAAATATTCACGCGCATGCGCGGGCGGCAGATGATATTTAAGATTGACTCAAATCAATTAAATACACAGTGGCAGCTTGGCGCTCCTAGAATTGATATCAGAGCTGATGGGAGGCGGTAAGTGGCTGAACTTAATGTCCGTCCTCCTAACCTGCCTTTGGCCCCTGAGGAGTATGAGCGCCGTTATCAAGAGCAGTTAAACAATATCTTGCGTTTGTTTTTTGCGCAGCTTAATAATCCGGGGGACATGGGCGGCGCAACGTTAAATTTAAACCTTAACACGTTGCCTACCGATGCCGACTTGCCTACTTTACGCTTAGGTGATGTGTACCGCGACACACAAGATGGTGTGCAAGATACTAGTCAAATGCTTCGCATAAAGACGTCTACGTAATACAATTGAACAAAATACCTTTTTCAAGGAACTAACATGGCCACAGCACCCCAAACCGCAATGGAAATGCCCGAGCAAGGCGCAAATCCTTTTGCCGATCCTAATACGATGGCCGTTTATGACCAGATGCGTCAGACGGTGTCACCTAAACAATTTGGTGATGAGATGTTGGCGGGTGCCTCGCAGATCGATCCGCGGGCCACGGCCCAATTTATGGATGACTTGAGTCAGATTGATTTGTCTCCAGAAGATCTGGAGATGCTCAATAACATGGTTGATGAGATTCTGGCCAACCCAGAGGAGTATGCCGCGGTCCGTGCAAAGTATTTAGAGATGGGTGCGCCAGAAGAGTTGCTGCCCGAGCAGTTTGACCCTCAGTTCTTTGCTGCCATGAACATGGCCGTGGATCAGTTAATTGCAGAGCCTGCTGGTGTTCAGGCGTTTGCCCAAGGCGGTATTGCGGAGCTTAAGCCTATTGCCAAAGCAATTGCCAGTTATGGCCGCAATGGTGACACGATGCTGGCGCACATCACGCCTGCAGAGGCGCGCATGTTGCGCCGTCGTGGTGGCTCGGGCACTACCAATCCTGTTACGGGCTTGCCTGAGTTTTTCTTGAAGAAGGCGTTTAAGAGCCTTGGTAAGGCTATCAAGAAGTTTGCCAGCAGCACCGTAGGCCGATTGGTGACCGGATTGGCCGTAGGATTCTTTTTAGGCCCTGCAGCCGTAGCGTTCTTTGGAGCGACTGCCGGAACAATTACTGCAGCCGCCATCACTGGTTTTACAGCAAGCGCCGGTTCTTCTCTTTTGGCTGGGGATGGGTTAAAAACCGCGATTAAACAGGGCGTAGTAGGCGCAGCTACTGCAGGAGCAATTCAAGGCGTAGGGTCCGCTATAAGCCCCAAGTTTTCCCTGACGGGACAAGCCCCTGTTGACGGCGTAAATCCAACAGCAATGGAGGCGCTTAAAGGGCAATACAACAAAGTTTTTGCACCTACTCCCACAGGCACGCCCACAGCGATAACGGGAGGCTCTGCGTCTGCGCCGTTGCCTTCCGCTAATCAGCCGCCTGTTAATATGCTTGATCTTCCGGCAAACTACGAGTTCCCCTCTGCTTCCGCTGCTCAGCCGCCTGCGCCTAATATGCTTGATCTTCCGGCAGATTACAAGTACCCCTCTGCTTCAACTAATGTAGCCTCTGCTGGAACAGGCCCACTGTCCAGTACGCTGGACTCCGCTAAGAGCATGTTTGATTCTGCTACGGGTTTTGTAAAAAATAATTTCTCCCCCTCGGCTATTCAAGAAGCAGGGGCAAATGAAGCACTAGCTAAAGTAGGCGAACGGTTTGGAATGTCGGCTGCAGAAGTAGCGGCCCAGCCTGCAAATTCTATAATAGGTAAAGCATATCAAACAGCGTTGCCGGGAATTCTGTCTACTTATGGTCCTGCCACTGCGTTGGGCCTCGGCGCAACCGCACTAGCTGGCGGATTTACAGAAAAGCCTGTGCAATCGGGCCCTGTTTCCGAATCAAACCGGCTTTCTGCTGACGAACGCATGCGCCGAGACGGTACTGAACGCCTGAACTATTTGCAAAATATGCCCGGTGTTGTGTACAACGAGCGGGGAGAGCCTGTTTCTGACCAAAGCACGCCATTTCCTGCTTACGTATCCCCCGGGTATGCAAACAGTTCCAACATGCCCTTTGTCTCCTCGGCACAACCAAGTGGCCCCTTTCAGGGCATGTCCTCCATGTACACGCCTCCCCCTAATTCGCTGACCAACCGTGCAGGGGGTATTTATCAGCCGTACAACAACCAGAGCATGTACCCCTCTTTGGCTCCTCCGCAATTCCCGATTCGATATGCGGCCCAAGGCGGTATTGCAGGTTTGGCCGCGGGCGGGTATCCTCGACGTACTGGCCAGATCAGCGGCCCGGGGACCGCGAAGTCCGATTCAATCCCTGCCATGCTTTCTGACGGGGAGTTTGTCATGACTGCTGCCGCGGTCCGCGGCGCGGGCAAAGGCAGTCGTCGTGAGGGTGCAAAGAAAATGTACAAGCTGATGCACCAGCTTGAGAAAAACTCAGAACGGGGTTAATTTATGGCAACCGAATACCAAGAACAAATAGTCCGGGAAGCCCCGGAGATTGAGGCGCAAAAAATAGCGTTGATGCGCTCATCCAAGGCGCAGGTAGATGCTGCCAATGCAAATGCCGCAAACAATATATTTCTTAATCCAGACTTCCAAGTTGCGGGTTTTAATCAAGCGCAGACTGATGCCATGCTGGCAGGGCAGCGAGGCATTGGGGCATATCAGCCCTTCTTACAAGGTGCGCAGCAGAATGTTCTTGGAGGCTCTGCTACTTTAGGTGAAGCGGCGGACACTTTACGCGGAGCAGATACCCGCAACCAGTTTGGCGCAGCACAGGCCGCTTTGAATCAGGCGAATGTTCCGATTGGACAACTTGCTAATGCCGCAAACACTGCAGGCTCAGGAATAGGTCTGATTGGTCAGGGGGCTCAGGGCATCATGGATGCGCAGAACATGGCCAACCAGTTTGCGCAGGCCAACATGGGACAGTCTTCGTCCACACTTGGCCAAGCAGTTGGCGCGCTTTACGGTGGTGCACAGGGATACACCCCGGGCGCTGCACAGCAGTTCATGAATCCCTATCAGCAACAGGTTATCGACGAATCAATCCGTCAGATTAATCGGCAGGGAGACATTTCTCGTGAAGGCCTTCAAGCGCAAGCAGTGAAGTCTGGTGCTTTTGGCGGAAGCCGAGAGGGCATCCAACGCGCAGAATTAGATCGCGGGCTGTCGGCACAAAGAAACGCAGCGATTGTTGGAGGCCTGTCCCAAGGATATAACCAAGCAGCCATACAGGCGCAACAAGCGTTTGAACAGCAGCAAGGCCGTCAATTGCAGGCGGCTCAAGGTTTGCAAGGCATTGGCGGCTTGTATGGTCAGCAAGCTTTGCAACAGGCTCAATTGGGCCAAGGCGCGGCTGGAATGCAGGGCAATTTGTCGAACCAACTGGCAGGGTTGTCGGGCATGTACGGTAACATTGGTAGCCAGCAAGCCAGTATATTGGGCCAGCAAGGCCAACAACTGCAGTCTTTGGGTCAAGGCATTGGTAACTTGGCAGGGCAGCAGTTTGGCGTGGGCGCGCAGATGGCACAGGGCCTCGGTTCGCTGGGCACACAGCAGGGTAACCTTGGCATGCAACAGGCAGCATTGGGCCAACAAGCTCAAGCGCAGGGCCAGCAGGATGTGAATTTCCTGTACAACTTGGGTTCAACACAGCAGCGTCAAGAGCAGAGCAAGTTGGATGCGGATCGTCAAAACATCTTGCAGCAAAGAATGCAGCCCTATCAGCAGCAGGCCTTTCTTTCTGACATCTACAAGGGTGCTCCGTCCTCGCAGATGTCGAGCATTGAGATGTCAAAGCCTACCCCAAGTCCATTCCAACAAGTTGCAGGCCTCGGCATTGCAGGCCTGAGCGCGGCGGCAGCGGGATCTCGAGCAGGTATTTTCTAAGGACTAATGATGAAAGAAGAAATTCTCAAGCGTGCTATGTTCGCAATGCCGCTGTCTAAAAAAGCGCAAAGCTCGGGCATCATGGCGGGTTTTGACATGGAAGAGATGGAAGGCGAAGAAGAGGATCTGAAAGAGATGCCTCCGATGGCGCGCACACCTCAGAACCCTGAAATCTTGATGAACACGTTGCGTGGAGACATGCGTTCTGTGGACGCACGGTATCAGGAACTGGCGCAGATGGTGGGTGAAGAAGCTGCCATGGAAACGCCTCCGGAGGTGCTGGCCATGCTGCAACCACAGTTGGGTGCTCCTCAGCAGGGTATCGGTGGGTTGCCTCAGGGCCAAAACATGATGCCTCCCGGTGCAGAAATGCCACCCGGCGGAGGTATGCCTCCGCTTGATGCAGGGATGCCCCCACCTGATCAGATGGGCGCTCCTCAACCTGCTCCGGCCATGCCTCAGGGTGGTATTCCCATGCCTGCGGGTATGGAGAGTGCACCCCCTTTTTCCCCGGGGGCTGAAGCCCCTCAAGGCTACGCTTTTG